TTAAGCGATGAACGGGCCGTACTTGACAGCGAGAGATGATGCGCGATTTGCTGTGGCAGTAAAATCACCCGCGTTAAGCGGACCGCCGGTGTTGGTATGGGTATGGCTGGCGGTCTGCTGTGCCAGCGTTTGTATGACATCAAGCGTATCAGTGAGCAGCGTCAACACGTTAACTTCATCAGTACCCAACCGAACTGACGGGGCGATCAGTTCTTGCGCGGCGGCAACACTGCGACGGATGCCCGCTATTTTCTCAGTGAGCGCCCCGCCGATATCAGTAGTCTGGTCCTGGCCAACCGTGACATTTTGGTTATGGCCAACTGTGATATTTTGATTCTGGCCAACATCGTCAGTTCTGTCTTTGCCGACCTTGGTCAACATACTGGCCGATGTCCCTATTGAGTAGTCACCCTCGGCAAGTTGCACCACCTGGCCGGCCATCAGGGTTTTAGTTCCCAATACTGTAGTGCTGTCGTTGGCCTTTACCGTGGTGTTGCGGGTTGTGGTGGTACGGTTTTCCTCGTCGCTGGTCACGCTGCGCCAGTTACTGGTTTCCTCGATCGCCTGGTCGGTATCACGCTGCCAACTGCCGTCTACCGTCACGCGCTGACTGACACCGGCGCGCTGTTGTTGTAGCTGTTCGCCCGGTTTGACGGCGGGCAGTGATAAGCCCTCAGGCAGCGTTTGCCGGATCATCGGCTTATCGGGTCGGCCATCAGCAAAACCGATTTCTACCAGAGTTCCCTCTGGCGGGAACTGGAACATGCCGCCTTCGCTGCCCGCCATCGGTACCGGTAGCGGTACCGCGTTATATTCCTGTGCGCCGGCGGCGGCGTTGCCGTTCTCGTCAAGTAACTGAACGTTGACAGCGTAACGCGGGCGGAATGGGTCTGACGGGTCGCCCAGCTCAGCCGTGTCGGTCGGACTCATCACCCGCGCCAGCCGTGGCAAATGCAAGCCTGCGCCCAGTTCGGGGTAAATTTTATCAATCTGGCGCTGTTCTGCTGTTTTCTGTGCCGGCTGGCCCTGGCTGTCGAGTGGCGTCCAGATCAAGGTCATCGTGTCATGACTTACATCAACTTTAGTGATTCGCCGGCCATTAACAATCACGCCGGGACGAATGGCAGGGATAAGCGGCAATTCCAGGCTATTACCGCTGCTGCCGCCCTGGGCGAATTCCGGCGGGATATCGACTGGCGTCAATGCAAATCGGGAGTCTGCATAACTGCCGACATAAACCGTGCCGTCTGGCAGCTGGTACCAGCAATAATCCGGAATACTGAACGCGCGGCCCAAATCCTTTAAAAGCAGATAACCACTGCCATTGTGTTGAAAGTGGGGGATCGGGGTGTCTGTATAAGCCGTGCCGGCGGGCAAGACAAACCGCATGTTCGTTGCCGCGCCGATAGCCTCGGTGACGTCGCGTAATGTGGGGTGTTGCAGTGAGCACGGACACGAACGTTCGAACACGCCGACAAGTTCGCGCACCATTAATCGTTGTGCGCCATTTTCAGCCGGCGCGCTACGTTCAACAAATCCTGTCAGCCAGCGATATATTGATGTGTTATAGCCCAAATCCAGCCGCACAAGTTCGCCAGTACAGTCCCGATCCGTTATTGCTGTAACAAACCCCATCCCACAGCCGTTTAACGAAAGTGAAAGATTTAATTTATTTGCAGCAATCACATCATCACCGACTCTCAGCGTGACAACGGATTTCATGCTTCACCCCCGGCGGGGCCGATAGCGTTATCGACTTTTTGCAGCACACTTTCAAACCACGTGCGGGTTTCTGCTGTTTCACCGTCTGCCGCGCCGGCGGTGCCATCCGCTGTCTGGATTGTCGTAGTTTTACCGCCAGCGCTCGCTTGCTGTGCTTTACGCTCAGCAACGCTTGCATGTTCAGTCAGCGTAAAATTAACCAGCCAGGCCATGCTGTCTGTCTGTTGCGCTGCATCCACGCCGCTGCTAAATGTAGCTTCCCGAAACTTTACTGCTTGCGCCATTTCATGTGCCACGCGATAGCGTTTTTTACTGCCGTCACTGTTTTTCGCTTCAGCAAGACTGAAAATACGGGTCAATATCGATTTATCGCTATAAGCGACTATCCCGGACACCTTTAACTCTTTACCTTTTGTGCCTTGCTCCGCGCTGGCCGTGCTGCTGGCCTGCCCGCTTTGGTCTTTGTCTTGTATTGACATAGAGAGCGTCACAATGATGTTTTTTAGCGGAATAGCTTCGCCGTCAAGCGCCAACATCACAATATCAGTCATGATTTACCACCATTGCACGCAGTGGGGCCAAATCTGCGCCCACAAACAGTAACGCCAGGCTAAAAATGGCCTGGCCGTCCGGAATGTCTTTTTTCATAGTAGTGATCGCCGTTTGTGTGTTGCCCTCCACTGAAAGTGACCAGACCGGCATACTCGCCCCCTGCAATTGCCCTAAGCTGCTTGCCGCCCCCGCCAACAGTGCAGCGCGCTGCTGTGCGAATGCAGCCAGCGCGGCACCGATAGCCGCGCTACTGCTGCCGGCGGCGGTATCACTGATCGCTTTTTGCAAGGCTTGCGCCCCGGACGCCTGGCGCGTAGTCGCAACTGACAGCGGCGCACTGGCGGGCAAGCCGCCGGGCTTTGCCGGGATTTGCATTTTACTGCTATCGAGACTTAGCGCCGCCTTAGCCCGTCGCTGAACTTGCGTTAGCGACGGTATCGGGAACACTTCAGCGGCGGCGGTCAACAACGTAATAAATTCAGCCAGGGTTTTCGCAGTAATAAGCAATATCAGCACATCCTGATCACTGTCTGCGCCGGCTAACCGGCTGGCGAGTGCGTTAATTGCATTAGCTGGACTCAGAAACGAACCTGATTTTTCCGTCTGGCCTACGCCAAACGCCCAGGGATGAACGGCCACGGTCGAGCAGCTGACCGGGGCCAGATTTTTTGGAATGCGTAACGTCGATTTATGCCACGTCACGCAGGCAACACCGGCCAATGCTCATTAATATCAAGTCGCATCAACGCAATACGATACTGTTTCAGTGCAGCCAGTCGCTCTTGTTCTTGCTCTGTACCCGTGCCGCTTTGCGCAATATCATCAAGTGTTGCTATCTCAACAGACACATTACCCATCAACTCGCGCCGACGCTCTTCCGCCGCTGCTGTGAGATCATCAACTGACGGAATGCGCATCACTACAGCGCCGTCAAGGTACTCGTAAGCGCCAAACACCAACGAAAAACCCGCCGGCAATGAATTAACTTCAACAATAGATAAGCCCGTTGGCGCAATCGCGTAAACATGCTCTGACACTGTGCAAACAAAACCTTGCGCGTTATAGCCCACTTTTATTGTGTCTTCGCTAAATGTTTTTTGCAGTGCGTACCAATCCCTGCCGTCTTCATCAACGTGATAAATCACTTCAGCCTGTAATTCCGGATCATATTGCTGCGTTGATATTTCAAAATTTTTATAATGTTGCAGTGTCGCCATTAAATATCTCCTCCCATCTGAACCCACTGACCCGTTGATCGCTGCATAAATAGACCGCGCGCATATGAACTCGCTGGATTGACAACAGCACGTGTTATAAAAGTACCGGACGGGGAGCTACTTTGCCCCAGCCCCACTTCGGCCCCGCGCGCCAGCGCAACCACGCCATGTGCGTTTATTTTATTGACATAATTTGATAAATAATCCCCGCCCCACACCGGGCCCTGAATATCACCGTTCAACAGCAATGTGGCTGCACCGCCGCCAACCGTAATATTTTTACTTGAGTTAACAGAGTCGGCCAAAAAGCCCCCCACAACATTCAACGAACCGGGCAGTTTGATATCCGTATTTGTTGACTGTACCGCGTTAACAATGCGCACATCATTACCCGCCGCCACCGTGCCTGAAATCGTGCCCACATTTAATTTAGAGGCATTTCCAAGACTGAGATACGTAATCAGTGTTGCTGCGCCGTCTGGCCCCATGTCAACAATTGCGGATAAAAGATTTTTTATCAGCAAATAATTTTTGTGGGGATCAGCGCCGCTGACGTGATGCGTCATAGATGAAACAAAAAGATCTATCGATAGATTCACTGCCTTGGACGTAGCCGCTTCGCTTTCGCTTTGGCCGAAAATTTCGTTACTTAACTTAACAAACCCCTTATCTGTTAACGTCGCGTCCGGATGGTTACGGGATTTTTCGTGTAGCGCAATAGCATCATTAACGCTATTTATCACGTCATCATTATCAAACGGACCCGCGTCACGCTTATCTTCTATTCCTGAATTGGTAATCAAAGCGAGCGGTGCAAGGTAATGAACAAATCCGTTTGGGTCAGTGTAATTATTTAAATCATCAATACTGTTTTTAGCACCAATATAAATAATGGCTTTAAATGCGCCCAACACACTACCTTGTAAACTGACGTCGATATAAATTAAATTTTTATCGCCAGCATCAATTAACATGTCGTCTGTCATTAATGCACGGATCCCGCCAACATAAGCCAGACCCGCACCAACGCGATATTTATCACCCTCCCTGACGAGGGTATAACCGTTTGACGCAAAAGCCGCATGACCGTAATAATCATAATTAGCCAGGCGCGTGATTTCATCAATGCCGCCGAGGCGCGCACTAAAATCTATTTGCCAGGTTTGCGCGGTAACATTTATCTGACTGACTTCCGCCGCCCCGTTGAACTCCATGGTGAAAGTACGGGTGATGTTGTTGCCCTGAACGCTACCGTTTGTCGCTGTTTTTTGCTGCACAGGAAAAGTCACAATCATGCACAATGTATTACTTGCTGAATCAACTAAGCCAATCCAGTTAAAATAAAAATCCCCGATGCTGGTATCAAGTACAACAGAATACGCAACAGCGGAATCATTAATGACGCCAAATTGTGCAACGTCAGTCTGATGAACAATCAACTCATTAGCAGGGATGCCCTCATTGCGATCAATCTCAGTACTGCTGTCAAGTTCAGGAATATGCGCAAAAATAACAGTGTCCGGACGGGCAGGTAAGTTATTTAATGTTTGTTGCGCCTGCCAGTTTTCAAAAGCACGGGTAATTACCGTAGCCATAAATAATCCTTAATCTAATTTTGCCGAATATACTGCGTGTGTGTGCTGCACTTGTGCAGGCGTTAATATAATGTTTCCTGGCATCAGACCCGGTACAATATTTAATTGTGCATGATGATAATAATAATCACCGCCAAACATTCCACCGTGAATATTCAATGTGGTAGCGTTGACAACCTGAAATATATAACGGCGACATGTGCGCCCATATTGCCGAACTAATGCCATCATTAAATTATTATTTTCTGAAAGTTGAACATCATTAACGCGAATTAAAATAATGTCCCAGTCGTAACCTGACTGCCGCTCATGTTGCGTAATAACGCCGATGCCGAGCCGTTCAAATATTGCCGCAAACCCCGCCAGCGAGCCGGCATCCCTGGCGTTAATAAACGCGTAATTTACTCGCTTACGAAACAGTGACAGCGGCTCATCAGGGAACCGCGCGACATCGCGCTGATACGCAAGAACATTGAGTAGCGGCACAACGCAAAGAAGCGGATCGGTTTGATTAAGCGGCCACTTTAACCATGTGTAAACTTTTTGCCAAAACGCCAGGCAAGCGCGCATTAACTTGACGGGTTCGCCCTTGTTCATCCACGCTGGCAGGGTGATTTTCGGCAACTTATCCATTCGCTTTCTCCAGTGTTAGTACGCCCAGGCGGGGGACAGATAGCCCACTAACAATGTCGCCCAGGGAAAATGTCAGTGACTCAATTTCAGCAAAATTTGCATGTAATTCTTCAGCCAAACGCGAGAAAGAATATCGGCTGTAAGGCCAGGTCTTTTGTACTTCATAATCTGTGTTTTCGCGAAATGCACAGCCGATCACGTTGCGAATATTTGCCAACAATGCGTCGGTTTGCTCGTCATCTAAGTTGCTGCTCTCGAAGAGATGTAACGTCACGACAAGGTCATAAATCACTTCCGGCAGCGGCAGACACAACACATCGTCGCCGTGGCCGTGGTTGCCCTGCGTCATGACATAGTCATTCACTGTGTCGATAAACGGCTGACTCGCAATGCCGGAATCCAACAGCAAGTAGACGTTGGCAGTGCCGGGGCCACGCGGGGCATCGTGCAAGAAAAATATCCGGTCAGAGGTCAGGCCGGCAATGCCGGCAATCAGCCCACGGTAAACAGCATCAATGTGATATTGGCCCGGCAAATTAAACTGATTTCTGACCCGGTCACGCAAGTCGTTATCCCGCTCTTTATCTGCGCCCGGCGCAATTAACCAGTCGTCTTCATTCACTGCGCTGGCGATACCGCTGACCGCCACGGGCATGATCCGAAAATAGCCGGGAGCCAGATTGTGGCCGCTACCGGCGGACTCGGCATTGACAGGAACTAACGCACTAATGACCCCGGCGGCGATAACGGCATCGTCCACGGTCATTAATTTGTAGATAGTGCCGTTGATACGCTCAGTCTGAATGACCGTTCCGGCGGGTACTGTGATTACTGTGCTGACCGTGTTTTTAGTAAAACGGATCACGCCCTGCGCGGTGCTGGCTTCTTTGCGTGATAAGTTAACTGCCCAGGCAAACAAATCAATAAACGTGCCGCTGGCTGTCGCAAGAAACATATTTGCAATGACTGCGCCCGTCAGGATATTGACCAGCCACATCGCGGGGGCGATGACAAGAGCAGTGATCAAACGCCAGAACGGCGACATTTGTGACGTGTTAGTCACTAAATTTTCATCCGCGACAATCGCGGCAAACTCAGCGCGTATCTGCGTTTCAGTGACGGGCAACCCTTCGTCAGCAAGAATGGCTTTATAGTCCGGGTCGGGACGATTATTCATAATAAATCTCTCAGTGACAGCGGGCCAAAATCGTAAGTGTCAGCAGTAATAAAATAGTGCCCCTGACTGTCATCTGTAATTAGCACAGTGCCTGGCACGATACGTGTATCTGTTTCTGTCAGTAATTCCATTTGCAATAAAATATCCGCGCGCAATACCGGGCTACGCTCTGCAATCAATAATTTGACCAGCCCGGACTCAATAATCCGGTGTACGCAGTCTTGCGCGATGCTGATCCGGTTGTCGCACAACAGCGGTTCATTGCCTGATGACAGCGTAAAATCACCGTCAGTTATCAGTAAGTCGATATACAGTTGTTCACTCATCCCGCCGCCAGCTCCCTGGATTCCATGATGCTGTCAAACGTGGCCCCACTCGGCGCAATAATATTGACTTCACCGATAGTGTTACCAGAACGTATCATGCTGTTTTTATTGTTATTATTCGTGGTCAGAGTTTTGGCTATCCCGCCCTTATTCATTGCTGGACTGACCAGGCCCGCCGGCACGGGTAACGTCGTTGCTTGCGCGACTGCGCCACTTTCGCTTTGTCCTATTGGCTTCAAGTCAATATTTACGCCCGGAATTTTATTTAATTTTGTGACAATCCAGTTGTATGTTGCCCCGAATGATTCCATTAGATAGTCCCATAAGCCACTGAATACATTACCGATAGCATCAACGAAGCCACTAAACGCCTTGACTGGCGACAAGACAGAAAAGAAATCAACGACTTTTTCCCAGCCCATTTGCATGACGATCCAGAGGCCGGCGAACACGAGACCGACTTTCTCGGCAACGTCCATAACCCATTGAAACGCGGCGCTGTCAAAGAGCGAGGCTTTCAGCTGATCCCAGTGAGAAATCACATACCAGACGCCAGCGGCCAGCAAGGCCAGCGCGGCGATAATCAGCGTGACGGGACTCATTAAAAACTGCATCCCGGCCCCGGCCAGCATCGTCGCAATGCCGAAAACCCGCATTGCTATTGCGCCGGCGTTCAAAACCAAATTCCAGGCAAGAAGGGCGACTTTCAGCAGTACTAATGACAATTTGGCAACTTTCCATATACCCAGCAATCCGAGCCAAATAAATTTTGACACGCCCATAATAATATTAGCGACGGCCCCGGCAGCAGCCATCCCCAGCGTTGCCACGGCGATATAACCGATCCAGCGCGCAATATTGGGGAACATATCTAACCATTTTGAGAACTGGGTACCGGCGTTTATTGCGTAATTTGCCAGCGGCGAAATTGCCGGGATAAGCTGCATACCGATGGAAATCCGAATTCGCTTCCAGACCTGATCAACACGCGCCCACATGTCAGCCATTTTCTTAGCCATTTCCGTGGCACGGTCCAGGCCTTGCGTGTTGCCCATATCGCGCATGTGTTTACGCAATTTATCAGCCTGCCCCCACGCGCCCGTCAATGCCTGCGCCCCTGCGCCAAACGCCTTGTTTAGTGCGGCCTGGGCTTTGATATTGCCCTCTATCGTGTTACCAAATTTGCCTTGTAATTTTTCCAGAATTTCCGGGAACTTAAGCAATTCGCCCTGGGCGTCAGTAAAACTGAGGCCCAGTTGCTTACTGCCGGCCACTGCATTCTTCAGAAATGCATCATAAGCCCCGCCAGCGCCAGCGCCGAGTGTGCCGCTCAACTGGCCCATAACAGCCAGTTGCTCATCCATGCCGACCCCCATTTGAGTTCCCGTGCCCTTGCTGCCCGCCATCATCGCCTGAATTTTTGTCATGTCTGCGCCGAAGTGCTGCAACATATAAGCGGATTTTGACGCCAGCGTTTCAGCAAACGGCACGTTACCCATCTGTTTCACTGTGCTGCTAAACAAATTTGCCATCGCAGACATATAGCCAGCGCTTTGCTCTGCACTGCTTTTCGTCGCGACAGCCAGGGTATTGACAGCCACGGCGTAGCGGGGTAATTCAGCGTCAGTTAAAGATGAAAGCTGGCTTTTAATGACGGTTGTAGACGCGATAAAATCGGCGGCAGACTTGCCGTATGCCGTACTGAATCGCTGTGCTGATTTGTAGACATCATCTAATGCTTTAGTGCTTACATTGCGAGTTGACAGCTCATCAAGCGCGGACTGCACTTCGTGCGCCGGGTTAAGCAGGCTTTTTACTGCCAGCCCCACGCCCCACAGCCCGGCGGCCCCGACAGCAATCTGTTTAAATGCGGCCTGGGATTTTTTGGCAAACTGCTCTACAGACTGTTGCGCCCGGCCAAGCGGGGCACTCAGATTGTTTTTAAGACTCAGCAGAAAAGCCAATTCTCTCATTTTATTGATCCCGTTTGCCGTTGAAGGCGTAGCTGATCCCCGCCGCCGTGCCATTAACGTGAGTTTCATAAAAATACTCAGCCAGCCACGCGGCACGGGCCAGATTCATGACACTGTCCGGCTCTCCCTCCTCCTTCTCGCTGTCGAGAGGAGAGGGCAGGTAGTAGCGTCTCAGCGTCATATATTGTTCTAACTGATTATTTTTTATGGCGCTGACTAACGCGCCTATTCCTTTACTTCAATTTCCGCCGCCGGCGCGTAAATCTCATTCACTTTTTTCATGATTTGCGCCCCCACGCCTGGACGCTTAAGCAGTTCCGCCAGCGCGTCGCGGGACTCGGATACAACAATGCGTTTCAGATAAGTACTGATAGCGCCGACAACATCTTCGTCACGCGCTGCTTCATTCAGTGATTTGTTATAAGCAACCAGGGTCGGTGCAAACTGCACCGCGTTACCGTTGATGGTCAGCGTGATCACATTTTTATTTTGCGTCGTCATTTTGTTAATTCCTGTCGTTGTTTTATTTCAAAAATCAATTGGTTATGCCGTGCGGCACACTCGGTGTATATCGTTGTATATCGGTCTAACGTATCGCTAAAATCAGCGCCGGTATTACCGCTCAGTCGCGGCAATATCTCCGGGCACGGGGTCAGCAAATTTTGCTGATAAAGTACGTTCAGCACGGGTCGAACTGGCGTTGAACAGCCGAACATACTCATCAGTAGCGCAAATATTGCTAAATACCGGCTTGATGATCTCAGTCCTGATAATTCGCTCTGTATGCACTTCATTTGCTTTAAGCTCCGATAATTTGTCTTCTAACTGTCGCGCTGATATCTGAGCGATATTTTCAAGCTGAACACGATTAGCTTCAGCGACTTGACTCATCGCCAGTTCCGTTTTTGACTGACTGCCGTCGCGCATTGCCCAGCCGAGATACCCGCCCACGGCGAGTAATAATGCAATAAGCAACAGCTCACGACTCATTACTTAACTCCTTGATGCTCAAGACTAAAATGGTTGCCATCCGGGTTGGATTTAAAGCGCCCGCCCCAGGTGCCGCCCAGTTTTTCCCAGTACTCACCCAGCGGGGCATAGGCCTCTGTTTTTGTCTGATACACGCCGTTAATAAACAGATTAAAATCCACGGCCAGGCGCTGGGTATGCAGACTGTTACGAATGCCGGTTCCCGCCCTGGCGTTGAGTGCCGCCTGGGCTGGGGTGCGGTAAGCTTCGCCAAACGTCAAGCGGTATCCGTTGTCGCCAGCCCACACAATCAACTGCGCAATCAACTGAGCAAATAGCTGTCGTTTTTCGCTTAACGTCATAATTCATTTCCTTTTTTATGCCCACCCAGATAGCGTTTTAATATCAACTCAACGGCGGTATGCCCCGCAATTCCCAGCCCGGACGCGATAGCGATCAATTCCAGCTCACCAATTTCTGGCAAGTGAATGAGCGCCGCGCCGGCCAGCAATGAAACGGCGGTACCCAGAATGATGCGCCCGAGCGCCAGGCGTAATGTGATTTGCTCACTGCCGGCCAATAACTTCCCCAGGGCGATAGTGGCCCCGATTGTTGCAATCAATAACAACCGGGTGATAAGTGTGGTTTCTCCATTGGGCATATGTATAACTCATCCAATCAGTTCGCGAACATCACTCTCAGATAAAATCGGCACACCGTCGATGTGCACAAAATCCGGGCTGGTCACGATAAATTTAATTTTGTGGGTCGCGGTTTCACCGCCCTTCGGGTCGTAAGCCAGCGGGCTGGTAACAATCAGCTTGCAACCAAATGCCTCGACGGCCAGCTCTTCATCGCCGGTGTTCGCATACCACAACAAATCTGTTACCGGCATCGCTCTATAGCTGCCTGCGCTCTTCGCCGCCACACTGACTTTTTTAAAATTGCGGGTGTCCAGTTCCATTTCACCCTCCGCCGCCACATCTCCAGCAACATAGCCGTCCGGAATGCCGCGTGTTTGTGTTGCAGCGGTGTTATCCGTTACATCTAATGAGATGGTTTTAACGTGGATATTTTCAGTACCTAGCGAAAAATCAAACGACTGACCGCCAATTCGCTGTGTCATTTTTATGCCCCTGCATCATTAATATTTTTGTCCAGCATGATCCCAACCGTAATGGTCTTCGCGCTGCCGTACGGGCGGATTGAAATGTAAATACTCACAGTTTCAATATCCGACCACGTGATCACTACATCGCCGGGCTGGGGTGATCGCAATTCGCCCGGAAACGTCTCGTTATTGATTTGTGAACTGTGTGACATTTCACGCATCGTGCGAGCAAAAAAAGTCCGGTGCGCGGCGATGCTGCTCGGTGTGCTGTTCATTGATCTGTCTGCAATTTTGCTGATAGCCTGGATGCGCACCCGGCGCGCGACTTTGTCAATAACCCGCAAGTCTTCAATTGATTGAAAATCACCGCCGGTGACGTCCAGTGTGCGACCGTCTGACCAGTAAAGGCCTTCATAGTCCGGGTACCACATGGGGACGCTGTAGCGCAGGTCATGCATGGCGCGGATGTGCGCTAGGGTAATTTCTGCCCCAACGCCATCAACGGGCATTTCTGCGGAGTCAATACCCAATCCAATCAACGCGCCGGTTTTTACCCGCGCCGGGCTGTCAGCAATCGTGACACTGCGATGACATAAACGCCCCGCCAGTACACCAGCTTCGTTGCCCCACAACGCGGGGACCAACTGCACGGATTCGGCGGCAAGCCCGTCAGCCAGCTCAGCGAGAAAAGCGTGATAAGCCGTCCAGGCCATGGGCAATAGCAAGTCTGTGGGTGCGGCCACGGTCAACACTGACCAGACCCAGCGCCCGTATTTGTTTGTTAATTCAGCACGCAACGCGGCGTATAAATTAATTTTCGTGCGGCCGTCAATCGCGTTAACGATGGGTATTGTGCAAATAATGCCTTCAACAGAAATCATTTGCTGGGCGCTTAAAATAGCTAACATATCGTCACCGGGCTGAGTATGCTCGGCCATGATCAACGCGTAAGCCTGCCAGTTCTGTCCGCCGTTGAGTTGAGCGGCCCGCACGTTTTCACGTAGCGCAGTATCTGCATCAGCGAGGACTAACGAGATATCAGATTGTGAGTCCAGAGCTATCAAGTCGCCGGGTGTTGTCGCTGTTTCATTTGCGCGACCAACAAATAACAATGTTCGCTCTACTTCGTTAATTCGGCCCTGGCGCTGATTAACTTGATTTATATTGACTGTTGGAAATGTCATCGTCTGTTCCTTCTTTTAATGTCTTAGCCAAAACCAATCGCTTGAAGTTGTCGAACTAAAATGTTGTTAAACTCTGTATCGTTCACGCCTAAAAACACCCGAGAAGGTATGTCAATTCGCCAGGCGGTTTTACGGGGCTTGTTTTTGAGTTTTTTTATCAAAAATCCGGCTTGCGAATGGCTCATCGTGTTAAGTATTTGTGCGCTTGATGCTTTGACGTATTTACCGTTTTTGCGCATTTTGTACCCGAGCGAACGTAATCTTTTGGCCTGGCGGGGTGACGCCGATTTATTGCGCTGGTCAGCACGGGGTGCGCGGTCAGCACTCATCGAAAAAGATGCACCGTCTTGATGCACACCAGCGATCAATCCTGCTGAAACCCGGTCATTTCTATTGCCGTTTTTAAAATAAATACGCACAGCTTCAATTGCAGGCATCTCACGTACATGCATCAATTTTGGTAACTGACGCAACATCTTTCCCTTTCCGCGCTTGCGCGCCGGCCATGGGTTGCCAAAAGGGTCTGTTTGATTGCGTTGATGACGCTTTGCCGCGACAATCACACCCAGCTTGGCAATGCGCCAGATCAAGCGCTGACGTTTTTTGGGGGGCAGATCTAACGCTCTTAAAGCTTCCCGCAGTTGTTGATACTGACGCCGGTCCAACTCCCCGCGAACGATCACAACGTATCGCTCAGCGGCGCGCTCACTGCCCCGCCCGCAAATAGCCAACCGCCAGTAGCAATCATGATGTCAGGGTTAACCAGTGACCATCGCTGGCCTCGCAGCGGAATTCGGCCTTTTTCGTCTACGCGAATATTGATGCTGTCGGCCAACTCCACGACGATTTCGAGTGGTGATGAATTTTCTTCATCAAATTCAATATCTACACTCGGGGCGGTCAGCTCTAATTCGTCATAAATATCGTTACGACAAGAATCCAGCCAGGCCAGCACCAGCGCGTAGACTTCGGCAGGGGCGCACAGCCGATAAGGAAATGCCCCCCAGTTCAATACGGCGTGATAGCGAAAAATGCCCAGCCGGCGCTGGTCTAATCCCAGGGCTTTAGGGGCTGGAATCAGTTCCGCGTTATCAATAGCACTTTCAAATTGTTGCATAGCCCGCTCGGGCAAGTACTCAGTTAAAAATGCGGTAAGGCTCTCTATCTGACTCATATCAAATGCACCCCCGCGCGCGGAAATTTCTTCATATTGCGAAGCACAAACGCCGCTTCCGCCAACAAAATGGCGCGGGTTTCGCTGCTCTCTTGCCCTGGGTGCGTTTCGCGCCGGCCAATACTGGCAAACTCACCAAGTAAATCTGCTTTTGCCCTGGCGTAGACCGCCTTTTTGTATTGAGCGGTAAGCTGATTTTCATCAGCCATTTTTGCCCCTGGCGTATCCAGTGCAGTGGCGTGGCCTTTGCCTTGCCAATAAGCCACGACGTCGGCAACATCATCATTAATTTCAGCAATCGCGGCTAATAACGCCTGCGCGGCAGTTGATGCCGGCAGCTCTGGCGGGATAGTGCGCGACTTTTGAAAGTCGGCAAGATTGAGGTCAGGCCAAAATGTCACCCCGTTAACAATGGGTGCGTTCTGGTATTCAATCTGCCGACCACTAAACCCCAATGATGGTGCTGCCACGTGAACCCCTTATCTGCAAAATGGGAAGCGGGCTGACCGAGATCCACGACCTTGAAAACCTTACGGGTTTTCTGTCTCCCTCGCGCCCGCCCCGGCTTGCGGTAGTCGTTAAACTTTTTGTAATGCTCGAATACGGGCGGCGATTTTTTCGCGGTGGGTCTTTACGCCCACTTTCGGATCAAAGGCGCCCGCCTGTACCAACAATGCGTCAGCCTGTAGCAGCGTTTCTACATCATCGATCGCCGTGGCAAGCGGTTTACCGGATTTATCACTCAGTAACAGCAATCCGGCGAACTTGTACCACTTGGCGTTAACTTCTTCATGTAACCGCCATTTATCGCGGATATTGGCAAACGTCCGGCTAAAGTACGGCTCAATACTGTGACCGAGTGACGCCTGAGTCTCGGCCCAGACCATGACGGTATCCGCCACAAAGGTGGCAAAGGTGCTTTTGATGTTCTCTGGGGTGCTTTGCCCCTGTTCGATGGCGATATCGGCCCAATCCAGCGCCTGGTCAAAATTCCCCACGTCAAACAACCAGATCACACACCAGGCAAAGGCCGGATGATCGTGAACAGTGCCGCTGTCCAGATAGCGCTCAACGGTCGGGAGCCACTTCGGCAACAGCTCGTCACGCTTCATGTCAACACGGTCGGCAATCGTTCCCAGGCTGCGCACCCGCGTCACATCACTGTCTAGTTCACGTAGCTGTAAGTGCAGGCTGGCCGGGCTGGCGCTCAGGGCTTCATGGTTTTTTAACGCCAATTCAGCCTGAACGCGGCGGCGGTAACGCTGACAAGGGGAAAGGGCCATAATCATTCGCCTCCGTTAACTTCTTCAAGAACGCCGTCGCCAACGGTGATCACATCGTAAGCCGCATACAGCTCGTCATACTCCACCGCGTAACCCTCCATGCGCAGGTAGTTGTTTTCAAAGCGCTTACGGTCGTCCACCCATTCGGCCTTGCGCTTACGGGTACCGCGCTGGGTGTACAAATGCAGGTTTGACAGCGTGGTGACGATCAAACGCCCTTCAGGCATAAACGGCGGGGTGTAGGCAGTACGGCCCGCAATCTCGCGGTTAATTAACTGCGCGGCGACCTTCTCAGTCGGGCGGTCAATGCGGTTCATCATGCTGGTTGCATCAGCCGCGATAAGATCAGCCGATACCAGCACCACCAGGCGCGGGTCGTTGCGGAAGGGTTCATAAATGCAACTGTGGATCAGGTCGGTAACGGCCGCGTCCAGGGAAACGAAATCCGAGCCGGTACCGTTGCGGTCTAAAATCACGCTATCAGTGATGATTTGACCGGGGGAACGTTCCTTAACGATGGTATGCCAGCCACGGTTTACGTCCTGGCCGAGCGGGTTAGCCACAGGGTCGGTATTGTCGGCGATGCTGTTACCGTTAAATCCGATACGCAACATATCCAGCGCAAAAGATTCATTACTAAACGCCTGGATACGCTGGAAAAACTCGTCTTCACTGCCAGAGTTCGCCCAGACCACTAAAAGCGCGTAAGTCAGATAAGAACCTGAATCCGTTTCGACCAGCTTATATTCGTTACCCGATATGCCCATTTCACGATTGAAACGACCGTCTTTTTTACGCCCGGTAAACATCCCCGGATTACCGGTATTGACGACCTGGCCCTGAATTTGGTCAACATCCATCATATTGATTAGACGTAAAAATTCAGATTCTTGCATCAGCGCGTTGCGTAGCGAGGTTTCTTTCGGGTCAGTCAGCGAAAAAAATTGCTTCGTATCGGGCTGGTTATTGGCCTTGGCTAAGCCAGCCGCATACTTGCGAATAAGTGCTTCCGCTTTGGGTGTTAATTGCATGTTCTTTTTTCCCGTCTAAAAGTGGTCAATAGCGACTAGTTAAAGTCGAAAGGCTGATTGCTGCCGTTCGGTGCGCCGTTGGGAACCTTGGTTTGACGCGTATCCAATACGCTAAATTTTTCCAGCAGGGTGTTGAGCTGGTCTTTTAAGCCGGACAATTCGTTACCGCTGTTTTCAGACTTAGGTGTGCGGGCGGTAAAGTCCTGGCGGCGACCCGCGCGGCGCGAGTGGTTGCGAGTCCGGGAGCGGCGAGCCGGTGCACCATTAGTGACAAATGACTTCATCAGTCGCGCCAGATTCTTTTTAGCGACGCTAAATTCAGCGGCGACCACTTCATCCTCCGGGTTCTCGGCGACATCAGCGGCGATTTCGGCCACCTGGTCGGCCACTTCGGCAATCTCATCCGCTAAATCGGCCACATCATCGGCGGCTTCTTCCGGTGTATCGGCGGTGGTGCCGTCGGCTTTATCTTCCATTTCCTTGATACGCAGGGTTAGCGCTTCAATGAGGGCTTTTAATTCATCCATCTTGGTTTCATCCTCGCCCTTGTCGGGCTGGTTATTGTCAGGTTCGGGTGTAAAATCTTTCCTGCCAGAAAGTATGCGGCTAAATATTCCCATCTTTTTATTTTCTGGCGCTTTGCCAGGGCTTTTTAATTTCCCCAGGCTGAATGCTTCAATATTTCCGCGCGCCCCTTCCTGCGTTTTACCGCCAATCGTAAATTCCAGCTTTTCAGTCCCTAAACTATTCGGGATGTCAGTAACAGCAAGGCCAAATAAATAGCCATAACCCGTTTCCGCAAAATTAGGCAGGATCTCTATTGAGGTAAATAGCTTTTGTCCCAGGCGATTCGCCTCAATTAAAAATTGATTAGGAATAAGTTTCGCGAACAGCTTTATTTTTTCGCCAAATTTTTCATATTTTAACGAATCAACCTCACCGAGATTGTAGGAGTACTGCCGATAAGAGATATCGTCCTCATGGTGAGGCCACAACAGTGCAGTATAGGTTTCACGGCTATAGGTAGTGGCTGCATCTATCAACCACTGAGGTTCTATCACCCGACCGTCCACTGTTTCACCCGAGGTGGCAATGCAGAGCCAGTCCGAAATAAGTTGCGGCATGAAACACCCTTCTACTGTTTTTATAATGAATAGTGAATTCTTAAAGTTAGTATTACGGATTTTTAAATACGGTGTGGTTATTCCCTTATAATAAATTCGGTTAAGTGTTGTTAACGTAACTTAACCGAATTTATTATAATTTATCGTTGTGTTATGTCGCCATAATCGACTTATGGCAAAATATTCTGATGAAATAAAAGAAGCGGCGCGAACACTTTATATTAAAAGTTGGACGCCAAAAGATATTGCGCAGGAATTAAACATTCCGGTGCGTACTATTTACCATTGGTCTGATGTAGGCCAGTGGGCATCGTTATTACCGGTTGAATCATTTGAATCAGCCATTGCGCGCCGACACGACCAGCTATCAAGGCGTGATAACAAAACCGCGCTGGAGCTGGAAGAGATCCGCGACCTGGTCGCGCACCATGTCAAATTAATGGCGCAAGGTAATAAACACGCTGAAAAGATGGCAGAAATAAAAGCACGCATGGCGATGCAGTCAGGTGGCGGCGAGGATGAAACCGGATCCGGCGGCGAGAAAAAACGCTCATACCGCAAAAATGATATTTCCAGCATCACTAAAGAAATGTTGGATAGCTGGGCCAGTGAACACCTGTTTGATTACCAGATGCATTGCCGCGCCAATAAAGAGCAGGACTTCCGCCACATTCTGAAATCGCGTCAAGTCGGCATGACTTACTATTTTGCTTTTGAAGCCTTTGAAGATGCGGTGTTAACCGGTGATCGGCAGGTGTTTTTCTCTGCGTCTCGCGCACAGTCTGAAATCTTCAAATTTTATATTGTCGAAATAGCTCAACAGGCGTTTGGTATTACGCTGACCGGTAACCCAATCAAACTAAGTAACGGGGCGGTGCTGCGGTTCTTGTCGACCAATGCCGGCACGGCTCAGGGTTTTAACGGCCATCTTTACGGCGACGAAATATTCTGGATACCCAAATTTGGGAAATTCCACGAAACCGCGTCAGCCATGGCAACGCATAACAAATACCGCACAACTTACTTTTCAACGCCCAGCGCCAAAACACACCCGGCGTATCCCATCTGGACGGGGGATACCTGGCGGGAAGATGACGCCAAACGGAAAAAGGCCATATTCCCGAAAGAAAGCGAACTGCGTAAAGGGGGGATTCTTTGCCCGGATGATCAATGGCGCTACATCATCACGATGGAAGACGCGATCAAGGGCGGGCTGGGTGCTTTGGTCGATATTGAGCGGTTGCGTAATAAATACAATGCGACCGCGTTCGCCATGCTGTACATGTGCCAATTTGTTGACAGCAAAGACGCGGTATTCAAGTTTTCCGAACTGGAGAAGTGCGCGGTAGATGCCGGCATGTGGCAAGACCACGACCCCAAGGCCGCCAGGCCATTTGGTAATCGTGAAGTGTGGGGCGGCTTTGACCCGTCCCGTTCCGGCGATAACTCAACTTTTGTGATTGTCGCGCCGCCGCTCTATGACGGTGAACGGTTCCGGGTGTTAGCCGTGTATTACTGGCAAGGACTGAATTTTAACTATCAAGCCGATCAAATCAAGCAACTGATGCGCCGCTATAACATGACTTATATCGGTATTGATATCACCGGCATCGGGCGCGGGGTATTTGACTTAGTTGAACGCTTCGCACCCCGCGAAGCCACTCCTATTTTATATACGGTTGAGAGTAAAAACCGCCTGGTGCTGAAAATGATAGATACCGTTTCCCGTGGCCGTATTGAGTGGAGCAAGGACGCGACGGATGAATGTAGTCAGGAGCGAGCCGAAATTGCCGCCAGCTTTATGGCCATCCGACGCACCACCACTGCCAGCGGCAATGCGCTTACATTTGTGGCTGAACGGTCAGACGCGACCGGTCACGCCGACGTATTTTTCGCCATTTCTCACGCTGTGATTAATGAACCCCTCGACTATGAATATGATCGCCCGTCTACCTGGGCCTTTGGAAAAGCAGCATGACAACTAAAAAGAAACGCGGACGCCAGAACAGCAGCCAGCAAAAAAAAGCCAAGGCAACCGAGGATTTCACCCCTGGGCGGGGCAGTGTTATCTCTTTCGGGGAGCCGGAACCGATATTAACCACTGGCACGGACTACAGTGAAATATGGTACGACAATGATTTTGACCACTGGCGATTGCCGATTGAGCGGCTCGCCCTGGCGCAGCTGCCGAACCTCAACGGCCAACATGGTGGCGTTCTCTATGCCAGGCGTAACATGTTGGTTAGCGACTACCTCGGCGGTGGGCTAACAACTGATAATATCGAGGGCGCGGCGTTTGATTATTACCTTTTTGGTGATGTGGCTATCTTGAAAGTGCGGAATTTTTGGGGAGAGGTTATTGACCTGGTGCCGCTGCCCTCACTCTATACGCGTCGGCGCAGAACGGGTGAGTTTGTCGTTTTACAAAAGGATGAGCCGTTATCTTACCCCCCGGAAGATATTATATTTTTGGCGCAGTACGATCCCCAGCAACAAATTTACGGCTTACCAGATTATATTGGCGGTATTCACTCGGTACTGCTTAATTCAGAGGCCACGATATTTCGCCGCCGCTATTACCACAATGGCGCACATATGGGTTTTATATTGTACGCCAATGACCCCAGCATCAGCACGGAAGTAGAGCGGGAAATAAAAGAAAAAATAGAACAAAGCAAGGGCGTGGGTAACTTCCGCAATATGTTTATCAGTATCCCCAAGGGTGATCCCGACGGCATTAAACTAATATCAATTGGTGAAGTGAGCGCCAAGGATGAGTTTTCCAACGTTAAAAGCATCACCGCCCAGGATATTCTCACCGCACACCGTTTCCCGTCAGGCCTGGCGGGGATTATCCCCCCCAATGGCACCGTGATGGGCGACCCGGAGAAGGCCCGCGCCACATACCGGAAAGATGAAGTTATTCCGGTACAAAATAAGTTTATGCGCGCCGTGAATACCGATCCCGAGACACCCGCCCATTTACACCTGCGATTTAAAGCAGATAAAGACACGGATAACACCGAAAGGGGCGAAAATTGAGCAAAAATAAGCTAAAATCACGGAAGTTAACAGAAATAGCTTTCGGAGTGGTTAATATGCGAATGTTCAAGATTAAATGCACAGAATGCCGCGCACCCGCAATTATCCGCAAAACAGAATGGAAAGACGTAAAAGTTGCCGATTTGTATTGTGCCTGTTCCAATGTTGAGTGCGGCCATACCTTTGTATTTAACGCGGTATTCTCGCACTCACTCAGTCCTAGCGGGTTAACGGGTAGTAAGTTGGTAATGGCTTTGCTTGAAATGTTGAAGCCGGATGAAAGGCAGATAGCCTTAGATTTACTGCAAAATCAGCCGGTATGATTCTGTATAAGTTAATCATAATATGATTGTTTACATCGTTTTTTTGAGAAACCCGCGAAAGCGGGTTTTTTTATGGGCTAAATGCTGAAATGTGACATATATCACTTGATGTATAGTCAAAAATTGACTATATTAAGTCTATCGAAACGAAGCGCAAACACTAAACACACAAAAAGGAATTCATCATGACAACTATCAATATCGCTTACGAAGTATCGGCTGAAGTAGTGACACAAATCGAAGCTATGCTAGCTGATGAAGTGACTCAGAACGCTAATCACAACGGCGAAGTATTTAATATTGTTCGTGATGAATTCACTGGCATTACCGGCGCTGACTCAGATGATTATGATCACTCGCTCATTATGAGCAAAATTAACGACATCATTATTGGTTTCTAATTCATGCCCATTACTGAATTTATCATTATTAATTTTGGCGGCAATAAAGCCGCCTTCGCTCGCCACATGTCAGTAAATCCGGCACAAGTAACAAAGTGGGTCAATGACAGATGGATTGTTGTTGATAACAAACTGTACTCTCCAAAAAGAGAAATACCATGGTTATCTATACAGTAGAGCAAGTAAGAGAAATAGCGATTTCATCGCTGGAAGACTGGTACTTAGTCGATAGTGACGGGCACGGAAGGTGGGAAGTGTGTCACGTTAATGACAGATTTGGTAACGGCCAAAATTTAGTTGATGAGATCCCGCAAAAGTTCTCAACAAAAGAAAAAGCATATAATTTTTTAAGACAACACGTCATAAATAAATTCAGAGGCCCTGCATTTGCAGAAACGTTTACAGAGTGCGCGAGACATCTACAAAGACAGGGCCATACAATCGAGTAATAAAATTTGAAACGTGCGCAAGAGATAAAGAATAGACAAACCCAAAAAATGAGAAAGCCCCGGATTACGGGGCCTTTTCATTTTCCAAGCTGCCTGTGCGGCAGTAAACTCTAAGTCTTCATTGATTGTTTCTAAGCTGCCTGTGCGGCAGTAAATTGTAAACCCATATTGATTATTTCTAAGCTGCCTGTACGGCAGTAAATTGTAAATCTGCATTGATTACTTCTAAGCTGCCTGTGCGGCAGTAACGCGTGTAAAACATATCTCTAAGCTGCCTGTGCGGCAGTGAGATAAACTATAGCGGCAAGTAGCACGAAAAACCAGGTGCTCCCTCACATTTTTGAACTACTAGCGATTTGTAGCATTCCTTCCAGCATTCCCACAAATTTGAATAATAAAGATGTTTGTATGTATCTCCTTCGCGTTCTAGCGGGCCAATAAGTGCAGCACTCGGCTGTTTGCTCACCCATACCTCAAAAATTTCTCGGATTTCAGTTGGAATTGTCATTTTTACTCTCTTCACTCAGTAACTTAGCTAGAATTGCCATTCGTTCAGCCGGAGGTAAAGCCTGGTATTTTTTAGCCCACCGTTCAGCTTTACGTTTAATGCGCTGCCGGTCGATATAGTTTTTTCCTGCAAATGCAGCGCTATAGACTTCACCCCCTGGGTAATTCATCCATATTTTTTCCGTTCTCACCCCGCCGCGCGTCATGACCGTAAATTCATAAGTACGCCAGTCGCTTAGTAACTCATCGTAAAGAAGGGAGGGATAGCCGGATATCATCACGCTGGCTGGGATTTTTTTCAGAGTAGCGATCAGTCTTTTGTGGTCGCTTAAGGTATATTCATTTTTGTAACGAGCGCGACTACTGCGGGTTTCTGCCAGATATGGAGGGTCAGAGTAAACAAATACCCGACCATGATTTTTGTAATCAAATCGCTCAAGAAATCCCACTGCATCACACTGTTTAAAATCAATACGTGGCACTGACTCCGGATGCCATCGACTGCGAGTGAGCGCAAGCGCTAAATCATCAACATCAATACCGATATTTTTCACGGCGCGCGGCTTATGAAACATCACTGCACCACTTCCCAGGTGAGATTCAATGTATGTGTCGTGAGGTGGCATGTGAGCGATAATGGCTTGATAAGCCCCGCTAGCCGCTTTGCTGCCCAAGTAGGTTATTTTTTCCACAGTTGAACCTCAATAGTTAAAAATGACTGTGCTGCAGGTAATATTTCTATGGCCAACACAGTCATAACCGGCTGTGTTGCATGGTAATCGGTACCGCATAGACGGTTATGTCTGTGCTCGATGTGTATCAAACGTCTTAATTAACTTCACTTCCCCCTGATCCCAATATTCCTGGTCTACTCGAACGGTCATTTTGTTGGAAAAAGTCACATTTCCGCCCCTGGCTAACGTGCTTATTTGCCGTTTTTCCAATATCCAGCCGCTCCGTTGCGCCGCCTTGTCGATTTTTTGGCACATTTCAGGCGAAGGTATTGGCGCACTGGTTGGCTGAGTTCGTGGTTTTACGTGCTCGTCGTCACCGCCGAACCTCGGCGGCGGTAATTTCCGCAATCTTTCGCGCATTTCCCTTCGCTGGGTGAACGATATTTTGTTGAAATCGCTTAGATCAGGCGCTGGCGTTGTCCGTTTTTTACGCTGTTTTGGGGCTTCGGCGGCGGGGTGGGGACACTTATTGCCACGAGTCCAAGGGCCGATACCGCCGGCCCCAATTGCAAAATCAAAACCCAGGTCAACCCCTGCGGCCGCTTCGCTGGCCTTAGTTTGGCTGTCGTCGCTGCCTGTCTTGCGTACCATTTTCCAATTGTCAGCGTGGGTACATATCCGAGACTCATCGCCCAGGCTCGGCGCCCATACGCCATAAATCTTGGTGCCAAGTTCGCCGTAATCGTTGGGGGTTTCGGATTCAATGTAAGCTGTGCGGATCAGATGGTTGCTGCGGGGTTCCAGAACGCCGCCTTGCTTTATGATGTACGTTGCCATGCAGCCGGCGTCCGCTGCGGCTAGCACATCATCCATCGCTTTATTAGCTAATACCTGCTTCCATTTCCCCTGCTCCGGTTTAGCCTGGCGTTGAAGCTGTCCGGCCAGTAAACGTAATTCGCGGTATGCCTGTCGGGAAGGGATGCCAAAAAAACGGAATTGCTGGACACCGTGGAGCGAAGCCCAGGCAACCGCTCTTTCAGTATCTTCACCCAGGGCTTGCCCGGTTTCTTTACTGATAATCGGCTTGCCGGTTTTTTTATCCAGCTTTCCTTTGATGTTGCTACCGCGCACATTCTTACCCAGATACTTGGTGAGGTAACTGGTGATAGTGCCTTTACTTTTGAGCACCGGTTTAACATCAAAGCGAGGTTTAATATCCCGCCCTAACTCTTGGCGGTCTTCACGGATAGCAAAATCCCGCATCACTTGAGTGATTGCGGCGCGGTCTTGTTTTTGCATGATGCACATTAAATGCCAGTGAACCGTGCCGTCATGATGGGGCTCAGCAATGCGGACGCCGTACCAGCGCAAACCTATCCGGTCGAGTTTTTTCCTGATACTCGAAAATAGATTGACCAGGTAATCACTGCTTTCCTTAACAGTTTTTGTACTCCATTTCGGATTACGCTTGCCGCTTTTCAGCGTGGCGTGATACTTGGACGGGCAGGTGATCGTGTAAAACATCGCTTTATCCCCGCGCATTTCTGCCAAGTTTTCTAAACCCTTACAGGTCGTCATCATTTCGATATAACGTAAGTGTGGGTTACTGGCGCTGGCGTTAACTACGTCTTCCATATTCATGACAAAACCGGCGTCATTAACTAAATCATGAGCACGGATAAACTCAGTAGAACGCCGCCACTGTTCGCGCTGATAAACAAGCGCCTCCTGACTGACGTAGGGAGATGCCTTTTTGTGAACCAACATGACAGCGCGTAATTGTTCCTCTCGCCACTGACAACGTAAGCGCCACAGCCGACCTTTCCACCAAGTCGCACAACGCAAACGAGCTAACGCACCGGGGATCAGGTCGAAAGGTATTTGACCTCGGCGGCGTATTTTATCGTTGAGCGCATCCCATTTCGGCGGGGTGATTGATAGCTTTCGGGCCTCATTGGCGATGACATGATAGATATTCAACATCTGGCGATGGGTGGCATTGTCGGCGGGCAGCGTTGCCATTTGGCTATCGAGCAACATATCCATGTGCGCGGCGGCCATTGTTGCCAGGGTAGTGACCTCTTTTTTATTGAGTGCGGCCAAATTGAGCAGACCATCTAACCGCTCTCGGTTGGCGATGTGTCGGAGTGATACCGTTTGTTGCTTTGCTCTCATCGCGTCCAAACGTGATAATGCTTTCTCAACCATTTGATTTAAAAAAACATTAGCCTGTTTGTCGCCACGCTCTTGACGTAAGTAATCAATACGGCGCTGTAATGGCTGACGAATAAATTTATGTTGACTATTGAGATTGGCCTGAGTTTCTAAAGCGCGGTTATGACGTTCGGCTTTTTTAGATTCAGTCAGTCGTGCTAAAAAGAGTTCTCGCGATTCTTCTGCATCTTCAAAGCATTCTATAAATCGCTGACGTTTCGCCCTGGCTTTTCGCTCGTCGTCAGTAAGTAGAGCATCAATGCCCGCCAGCGCGGCTTTCGCGTCTTTATAGTAAGCATCAATGACTAACGACAGGGGGCTAAACTGGAGGGGCAGATCAATATCTAGCCGTGGGTTTATGCTGGACTTAGATTTGTTCCAATAGTAAACCCCGACAAACGTTTCATCGCTGCCGGGGTAAGGTTGTGGTGGGGTGGGCTGAAATCTGCCGCGCTTACTGGTCATTGCTGGAATGAGCCGCCAGGTGTGGGTGTTCGACGTGTGCTGTAATAAATGATTCCGTATACGGCATTGACCGGCATTTCCATTTTTCCCGCAATGAATCGGGGCCTCATACCCTCATCGTAAAGCGCCCGGCATAACTCCACGTCATGATCGCTATGTTTGGCGTTTCGATTGCATTCGCCAATGTTTGATGGGTTTACGCCCTCGGCGTTCGCCCTCAAACGAATGGCTATTAATGTCCGACCCAGATGGTCAGCAATATCCTGATAGCGGGTTGTAGTTACCTTTTCGCGGAGATAAGCTACTTCCTCCGGTGACCAGGGCTGACGATGGCGTTGTGGAATAGTCATAGCTGGCCCCTTAAAATGGAATTTCATCGCATGGATCAAAAAATGAAATCATGACTAAATTCGGGGTAGCAAAATCACATTGCGTAATATCTGATATTCCTAAAATAATCTTACGGCCGGTATATTCATCAGCTCCACTATTCCACTCAGCTAAAAGCAAATAATCACCGACCTTAAAATCTCGGTCATTGGTTCGTAATTCGGCTTTTTTCTTTCCTTCAATAACCGCTTGGAAATATTCAGGCAGAATTTTTAATTGATGGGTTCTAACCGCTTGTGAATGTGAAGCAACTTCCTGAAATGCTTCCGCTGTTCGCAAAGCTTCTTTACGTTCTGACTCTGTTTTATGAATTGCCTGAATGGCTAATGCGGTTGCTTTATCATGTCCCTTGTTGCATACATTTTTACCCGCTTCCGTTCCCATAATTGCAAATATTAAAGAATCCCATTTAAATTCGAATGATGAATTGAATTCCTCTAGATGTTCAACACGCTGTCGTAGCTTGAATGCTTCACTATTAAGCCGTTCGATTTCAGTTATGGTATTCGTTAAATGGTGAATGGGGTGTTTCACTTTAAAGTTTAAATACTGCTCAATATATTTAACGGTATCAATAGCACAAGTCAGCCCTTCAATTGCATTGGTAGTATTAATATGAGTAGCCATTATTTAACCTCTTTGTTTTCAGTGGGTGAATTAGCAATTAATTTACTTTCAAAAATCCAATCAGATAAATTACGTAATATTTTTGCCTTAGGCGTTCCGGCAATAATAAAATCAGCCAGCTTATTATCTAGCCGCTCAAGTAACATTAAACGCTCAGAACGACGAGCTGCTTTAAAGCACTCGACCAGTTCCGTGTCATTTGGCTCGTTAGTCAGTTTTATCGATTTAACACTCATTCTTATTACTCCGGTTTTAGATAATGGGAATCCCGACGCCACATAGCGCCTGTTAATTTCAGGTGTTTAATTAATTACTATTATTATCCGGTAACGGATCACAATCTATATATGTAACTCGCTCCGGTAATAAACTGGCTGATGCCCTCCATCTGTTTAGTGCATCAACTACACTTACTTGCTCCTGCGGTAACAGTTCTTTAAATGCTAATCCATGCCTGGCCCGTGGAATATCAGCCAGATAATAAATGGCACCTTTCATTTTTGGGTCTGTTTCGCCCATTTCATTAATCAGTGCCGGAATAATACCCTGGTGTTTTTTGTTCCTGAGCAAATACCAAAGCTGGGCGGCGTGTTTTAAACCGTTTTGACGGGCTTTCAAAGATAAAGTTACCGCGCGGGTATTTTCAGTGTTTGCCATAAATCCTCCGGTTACAAAAACAAGCTAATCAGGCGCGCCCAAAAACGGGGTTTAGCCCTGGGTTTTGTCATAAATGGAGTGCGACAACCCTTAACAAACTGCACTTCGCAGGCTTTAGGCTGAAAACTACGGCCATCTGGCGTCTCAATCCAGCCTCGCATGTGGCGGCGGTGTGTAACTTGCTGACCGTTCGTTAGCATTGCAGCAAGTGACGGGCATTGGTTAGCGGTCATGCTGTCATTTCCTGTTTATGTTCAGGGAATTCTTGCGGAGTTATGCAGTCTTTGAGCCAGCGATTGGCGGTATCGCGAAGTAGATCGGCGTCTTCGCTGCCGGAATATGAAGCCACACCGGCCAGATCCAGCAACTGGTTAGCCGCCCACACAATCTCTCCAATTCCGTGTTTAGCCGCCCAGCGGCTAGAAACGAAAGTCTGTCTAAATTTATATTTCGCCAGCACTTGATTAGCGGCGATTGAAAAAGGTAGTTGCTGGCTCATAAAGTGATCTCCGTCAATTGAATTGGTGCCGGGGTACTGCATCGCGCCCGGCGCGCGTTTTTTGTGGTACTGTTTTTGCGCTGGTTAATACTGTGAGAAGGAACCCCGGCGCAAATACCAACCACCCACAAAAAGGAATAATCATGAATAAGCCATTCTCATTTAATAACATTTCGTTTACTCCCCATCCTGGCGATATCGATGCAATAAAACTTGCTTTAGGAGTAATAATTGCCAGCCTGCCTCGCGAGCAATCAGTAAATATCATGAAAACACTTAGTGAAATAAACGAAAACAGTGTTAAAAATCTACATAAAGACCTTAATCAACTTAACCCGTATGAGTAGTAACTAAGGTTCTACAGAATCGGCAGATCCCGTAGGCGTGTATATTGTGATGCTATCGATAGTGGTAGCATTTTTCTGTTTGATATTGGTATTTGAGTTGAGAAATAATTCTTGGACGGTTTTTCGAAAAAGCTCATCGTGAGAATTGCGTGCTGCGGCGCATTCTGGGCTGACGATAATATTTACAATCCCATTATCATCCCCATGGGGTTGATGATGAAAACTTGAGGCGTGGAATGCCTCACCATTATTTAATGTTCCGCTAGTTTTGACGCTAACAGCAGATAGTGCTCCATCCGTATATCTTGCCTCTACTGTGGTTTTTAACTCATTGTTTGGGTTTGACATATTGCCTCTCGCTCGGTTAGTAAGAAATAAAACCCTTTCGCAAATTGCATTATTTGAGGGAGGGCTTTATCCCCTCAATTCTTCATTGAATGGTTCGGGTGGCACCCTGCTTACTTTGAAGTCTCGACCGGCGGCTCTCAATAATAGGTAGACAGTTTCGTCACCCTCACCAGTGGTTACCGCCAACGTTGTCAGCATGTCCAGATTGGCAATGGTATTTGCGGTAATGACGCCGTATTTCTGAATGATTAATTTTTTCTCGGGATCAGGCAGAGAGCTGATCGCGTTGCCGGGGAACGTCGCCCACAATTCGTCGCTGTTAAAGTGATGGTTTTGCAGCACGATATTGGCGAGCTGTAGAATTAGTGACTTCTTCATTGTGCGTTCCTCATCTCATGCAGCGTGTCGATGTATTCCAGCGCCTGCGCTAGCGCGTCAAACTTCCCGTAAGACTGATCGCCCTGGCGAACGTGGTAACGGGTGACCGGGTTTCTTTTGTTGCGCTTAGAGCAAGTAATCGAAAAGCTACGGTAAGCACTGGTGTGATAGCTGATCACAGTCAGTGCGTAATTTGGGCTGTGCGCCAGTGGGGAAATCATGCCGTCGCGCCTTTACTACAACCATTTTTTGAAGCACTGCGGCGGTAGGTCGATCTATCGCGCATCAGACGGTCAATGTGATATCGCTCATCTGCGGTAATGATTGCGCGGCAATGGCGTAAGGCGTCTAAATATTCTTGCATCATGATGAAACGTTTTGGGCGTTTGGAGCCCGGCATACCTTCGCGGTGGACGGGAATTTGTGCTCTATCCATAAGATGCTGCACCGACTTAAGAGTCCGGCCAGTGAGATATGAAAATTCTTCTGCATTAACATACGGTTGAGTTGCCAATTCATCCCGAGACATATCACGTAATTTTCCTGTTTGTTTTTCAGTCATGCGACATACGCGAAGTGCACGACCGATATCAATCGGGAATTGCCGCACATATTGCAGGTCTATTTCACTGATGTTTTGCATTTGTGATAAAGTCCTTAGTTGAACCCCAAAGGGGTTTGTTTGGTTCAGAGTTGATTGTGTCCGCTCTGGTTTAATATATTGCTAATATTACGAGATATTAAATTAATGTCAATATCGTATGGTGAGAAACTTAAGCTAATTCGTAACTCAGAACAGTTAAATAAAAGGGAACTGTCTGATTTAATTGGATTAAATTACACGACCTATCACACTTATGAGAGTAATAGGGCGAACATGTCCCTAGACTCAGTAGTTAAGCTTTTTGGTCATCCACGTTTTCATAAATATCAGGATTGGTTTATGTACGACAAAATTGATCCAGCGAAGGGGCAAATAGCACCGGCGCTCGCGCTTTATATGCCAGACGAAACAAACTCACCCCGCTAAGGGAAGAGAATTGGTTGGATATTTTTTACCTGTGGGCTGAATACCTATGGGAACAATCTATGCAGTACATCGGAGGGTTATCTTATGTCTATTAAGAAACTCGAAGATGGTCGCTACGAAGTGGATGTAAGACCGCGGGGCCGCAATGGAAAGCGTATCCGTAAAAAGTTTGATCGCAAAGCTGATGCTCACGCATATGAGCGCGACATTATTGCTAAATACCAAATTAATGATTATCTCAGTCGACCGGCAGATAAGCGTCGCATGAGTGAGTTTGTAGAATCATGGTGGATGTTGTTGGGCCGCAATTTACCCTACGCGCCCCGCAGGCTGAGCACATTAAATGGAATCTGTCGGGACATGAAAGATCCCATGCTTTACCAGATTGATTCCCGATGCTTAATTGATTACCGGGCTTATCGTTTGGGGGAGGGGATTAAAGCATCAACCATTAATCATGACCTGTTTGCATTGAGCGGCGTGTTCAAGTCAATGACGGCAATTGATGAGTTTCACGGGGAAAATCCCGTAACTTCTCTTATGCCGCTGAAAGAAGTGCGGTCTGAAATGTCGTATCTCACAGCTGAAGAGATCAATGGTTTGTTGGCGCTTGTGCAGGGCGATTACTACCGTATCGCCGTTCTATGCCTGGCGACTGGCGCAAGGTGGGGTGAGGCTTACGGGCTTAAGGCTGAGAATATAGTGCATAACCATGTGATGTTTTCACATACTAAAAACGGTGATAAACGTGTTGTACCCATTTCACAAGAGATTGCTAGCATTGTGAAAACGCGAGAATCAGGGCGTTTGTTCAGAGTTAGCTATAGCCGCTTTCGTAAAATGATGAAAGAGGCAAAACCTAACTTACCCGATGGTCAGGCAGCACATGCATTACGTCATACTTTTGCCACTCACTTCATGATTAAAGGCGGGAATATCATTACGTTACAACGAATTTTAGGCCATTCTGATGTGTCTCAGACTATGAACTACGCACACTTTTCACCCGATTACCTTACAGATGCTGTAAGTTTTAACCCCCTTAATGGAGTGTCCACATTGCGACCACACATGAGGGGGCAATCGGGGGATACTGGGGTATAG